AGAAGGTAGAAGAGAGAAGAAACAGAGAAAAGATTCGTAAAGAAAGAATAGCAAGACTATATCCTAATAAAAAATGAACCCCCTACATATCCTACCGATGTTCATTGCCATCTTCTCAGGAACAGTTGTCATTACCACACTTATGGTCGTGATGATGTCACAGATGATGCCTGACAGTTGACAAAGAATTCTAAATACTGTATAATTGTATGACGATTACAGTATACACATGAGAAATCAGATAGTCTCAGCACTCCTAGCACATGCACAAGGAGATATCCAAAAGCATAAGATGAATGTAGAAGTGTACCTAAACAACGCTGTTGGTATAGGTGAGCATTCAAATGTTATGGAAGCAATTGAAGAAGAACTTAATATGATTGCTAAGTATGAAGATCAGGTTGAAGTTATTAAAAAGTATTTCAAAAATGAAGGGCAAAACCAAAATTGACTTTTATTTACCAAAATAGTCGAAAAAAATTCCCGCCAAAATTTTGAACTCTAAAGATTTTATAAAAATGTAACACAAATTACATAATTGCTTGACTATATAGTGTGGGTATGCTAACATACCTTTACGTTCATCCAAATGATAGAACTCACACTACTGGCATCACTTCTTACTGAACATAACGCTTCCCATTGGGAAATGTCTTGTTCAGAATGGAACAAAAACAGAATTGAGATACTTAGCGATAAGAATCTTAACTCTGATGCTCACGAGTATCTTATAGATTACTTGAGAACTAAGGTGTCAGATGATTGTGATGCTTATATCATCGGACGCAAGTAAGCCGACTCGGAACGGGTTCGTTCATCCTCATGTATAACATTCTAATGAAATTAGTATTACTCGGTGCTCCACTTAATTGTGCAGATGCCAATGAGTTGCTATCAACTATCAAATCATATGATCCTGATAGGTTACATATGGTTAGAGTGATTGTAGAGCATACTGATCCAGTATGTTTTGAGGACGCAAAAGCCGACTGAAGGAACGGTCTAATAAACCTAATTCCAACAGGAGCAAATCAAATGGCACAAGTCACTTACCGTGGTGTCCAGTATGACACCAACAGAGCAAAATCTCAGCAATCAAACAAGGTCGAATTAGTTTACCGTGGTGTAAAACTAAACAAAGATCTTACAACTGCGAAGTAATGGAAGTACTATGGATCAGTGCTGCATCAGCACTATTCATTACCATTATCTACGCTGAGACTTTAATCCTTTATAAGGATGCTTAGATCAGTCCCCGACTACATAAAGTATTCGGGGATTTTTTATGCAGAGAACGAGATTAAAAACATTAATACAAGATTTAGAAGACCTATTAGCAGAGTTGAAGTCAGAAGTTTACGCAGACAAGGACGCATATATTGATAGCAATGGAGAGCAGTGGTATAGTGGTGATGATGATGACGGTTACGCAGATTAATGAAAGTTAGTATTGTTGGAGCTGGGAATGCAGGAGTATTCACAGCATTATATTATTCTTGGTATGGTAGAAAGAAAGATTTAGAAGTAGAATTAATACATGACCCAAACATACCACCCGAAGAGGTAGGACAAGCAACCTTACTTGGTGCACCTGAGTTAATAAGTACAAAATTTAATTACTACGATAATTATATACATGCTACCCCGAAGACAGGTATATTATATGAAGGTTTTGGTAAGGTAAATGAAAAATTTATACATGCTTTCCCTACTAACACATTAGCAATGCACTTCTGTCCCTGTGAACTGCAAAAGTTTGCATTAGAATCAGGTCGCTTTAATGTCGTAGAGGATAACGTAGACCCGAAAGATGTTGATGCTGATTATGTTTTTGATTGCAGAGGTACACCCAAAGATTTTACTGGATACACTCCACTTAAAAGTCCTGTTAACGCTGCTATCTTAGGTAAACCCAAGTGGGATAGTAAAGAGTTATGGAGTAGGCATGTTGCAACTCCTGATGGTTGGGCTTTTGTTATACCTATGGATGAGAGTTCTCCTTCACATAATGGTGCTGTTGGTTACCTTTACAATAATAAGATTACAAAAACAGAGGATGCCAAAAAAAATTTCGAGCAAATTTTTGACGTAGAGGTCAAACGAGAGAGGACGTTTAAAAGTTATCTGCATATGAATCCTATTGATGATAGGGTAATACTTCAAGGTAATAGACTATTCTTTTTAGAACCAATGGAGTCTACTGCAACAGAAACTTACTTAGACTGGGCAAGAGCGACGTTTCGTGCTATAATATTAAAAGAACACACCAAAGATGATGCTATCAAGGATATGAAAAAGTATATCCGACAGGTTCAGAACTTTATTCTATGGCATTATCAGTTCGGATCTAAGTATGACACACCTTTCTGGGATCATGCTAAGAATATTCTCTTTCATGACCCTCTCTTTGATAAGTTCCTTAACAAGGCTACCACATTAAAGTTAGAGGAATTAGAAGAGGTAACGTTCAGTGCCACTTATAACAGTGGTGTTACTTGGAAAAATGATCACTACAGATCAGCAACCTTTGGCTATGCTGTATGGCCACTGATGAGTTTCAAAAATTGGTATGAGGGCATGACCCTATATAAGGAAAGACTATGAAAAAACTTTGGAAGGAGATTACGAGAACCCCTGGACCTATCAGGGTTCAACTTTTACTTCTGCTGACATTGACGGCTTCTTCGGTTACGTCTACTGTATTACAAATCTCGTCACGGGTAGGAAGTACATCGGAAGAAAATATTTCTACCAATTCAGAAAGCCTAGAGGTAAGAGCAGGAAAGTTCGCAGTGAGAGTGACTGGAAAAAATACTATGGATCGAGTGACGAGCTTAATACCGATAGAAAGTCTCTTGGAAATGACAACTTTAAACGAGAGATAATATCACTACATACTACTAAAGGTTGGGTGAATTACGAAGAAACCAAACAACTCTTCCTTAATAATGTTCTAAGTGAGGATGAGAACTATTACAACTCAAACATCTTAGGACGCTACATGAAAAAAGACTACTTCAATGAACAACACACCTCCAAAATTAAAACATGAACTTGACAGACTACTAGTGTGGATGCAAGATCGTTGTGATGTGATAGTAGAGAACAAACAGTATGAGGATATGTATGCTTTGTATATGGAATGGCATGAGTGGATTGAAGAAGACAATCCTAGCATTATGGTGTTAGGTAAATGGGATGAAAAGGACTGATCTAGATTATCTTTATGAATGGGCAACAAGAACAGATTTTCCCCTTAGGAGAGCTCCAACTGCTGTTGGTTATTCTAACAAGGATATATATTTCTGCTGGCTAAAAGCACAGAACAAAAATGGTGGCGGGGTAAGAAGATCTGTTGTTGAAGACGAGAAGGCAGCAGAGATATTAAACAATGAAGAAATTGTTTTTGCTACAGTTTCTTGCTTTGAACCAGGCACAGAATTAGGACCTCATAAAGATCCTCCAGTATACGGAATACATTACAGACGAATACAAATACCATTATACATACCATCCAATGATTGCTACATGATTTGGAAAGGAAAGAAAGTTTTCTGGGAAGAGGGAGTACCTCAGATCTATGATGTCATGGATCATGTTCACGAAGGGTATAATTATTCTGACGATGATATGTTATTTCTATTCGTTGATATTTTAAAGACCAATGACAACAGTAACTTGCACTAAATGCAACAACACAATACAGTCTAAACATGAGCATGATTATAAGATGTGTGGTTGTGACAACCAGACTTATGTTTGTGGTGACACCTATGGTGGACTGGACATGAGTTATGTGGTAGCATTGACTGAACCTAAAGAAGAGAAAGAAATTAGATTAGGAACAGAAGCACCACGAAGAAGAACAACTAGAATGACTGACGTAGATATTAGATAATGGATATAGCACAGTACCCTCGACTTATTACATCAACATCCATTTGGAGACTGACTAGGGAAGTGCACATGTTCAACCCTCTACCAGGTAATTGTTGGATAGGACTGCATGACACTCCAGAGAATGCTTTGGAGAAATACATCTTGGATTCATATGACATGTACTTCAAGGATGACTACCCAAATGTTACAGGATTTGAATGGTGGTTCCATTTTATTGAAAAGTGTGATAGAATGATAGCGTTCCACTCTGACCATGATGAAATGGTTAGGAGGGAGAATGAAGGTGAGATGAAATATCCTCTCCTATCCACAGTCACTTATCTCAACAATCACAACTCACCAACGATCGTTTGGGACACTTCGACTGGGAAAACTCAAAAGGAGTATCGAAATATACCACCCACTGAGGTTGTGTTTTCGATCCCTGAGGAAGGAAGGATGCTCACCTTTAATCCAAGATATATACACGGAGTGTTACCGCACAGCGAGGGTAGAATTACTCTCATGTATAATCTCTGGGACTACAGACCCAAAGGATTGAACCGTGTGGACAAACGCACATGGGCGAGTGACATGTCATCTCATTTCTTTATGAAAGGAGAGAGTAGAGAACCAACCAAGTGGTTAGGTGAGACAGTAGACACTAGTGTCAAACTGTTCGGTCCTAATTGGATGAGACATGTTACATTCAAACATCCTAAAGATGCAACAAACTACGGAGATTTTTGGAGTGTAATCCAATGATTGAAATTAAAGAAGAAGAACTTAAACAAAAGGAAGACCACTATGCTGCACTAGCAGAGGGTGGTGAACCTATATTGGTTGTCAAACCAGATGGTAATAAGTATCTCATGGTTCCCCAGAAACCAGATGATATGAGACATCTATGGGATCATGACGACGGAGCATAAATAACTAAAAACGTTGTGCAATGGATTGGTTACCACATATAGTAGTAAAGGCAGATCAGGATGCTGTACCCTCTACTGCTGCATCAGCATTAAAAACATTTAGTATAGGATTTCCAGAGCATACTGCAACGGTACACTATGTTGGTTCATCTGCTGCAGTAAAAAGTTTCTGTGAGAAATGGTGTAAGGAAGGTGGACATAAGTTCGTCGCATATGATAATAAGATAAGACAATCCAGATTACACTACGCTATCGTTAAGAGTAGTAGACTTCCTGTTGTACTCATCAGAGGTACAGCAGTTTTTTATGGTGACATGAGTGATTACTCATTGTCTAAGGGTAAAATATTTGGTGGATATATCTGGCCATCATATGCTTCTCAACCAATCACAGATGACAAGAGTGTAATCAGACTATCAGCAGTGGATAAAACTATTATCTTCTGTGGAGAACCTATCAAGGCAATGAACCTTGTGAATGAGATTACTAAGTGGGAAAGACCAGACACAGGTAATGGAGCAGTTGGTGCTACGAAGTGGGATGGTCAGACTATAGTAATGAATGGTGAAGTGTACCAACAAGAGAGTGGTTTCTTCAACATGATATACCAGTGGGATCCATCAACGTTCTCTAAGTTCAATGCAAAAACATTTGCAAACTATGAGACTATATTATTTGGTAACGCAGTATCATCAGTACATGGTTCACTAGAACACATGCCAGATCAAGAAGCATTAGTCATGGGTGGTATCAACTCTGCACTCAATGAAAATTATGATGATCTCAAGGGAAGTATGAAGAAGGGACTTGACAGTTTGATACCTTACGTGGTAAAGTAGCTACATAATATCAGTCACAATAATATAATGGCTGATGTAAAGAAAGAGGAAAAGAAAGGTCCTCTAGGTAAACTTAAAGAAGTAGCAGAAGATAAGGAGGAACAACTTCAATACTTAGCTACACTCATAAGAGTGATAGTCCTTGTGTGGTCCGCAGGGATTTTGACTTTGAATTATGTTAAGATACCAGGTTACGAAAGAGGAGAAAGAATTGATCCTACTTTCATAGCTTCGGTCTTCACAGGAGTTTTAGCTACTTTTGGGGTCGAAGCGGGACAAAGGAAAAAGAAACCAGCACCTGGTGGTGGTAGTGCAAACATATCCAAGAAGGATATGGAGATGCTTATAGAGAAAGCAACTCAAGCAGCACCTGCACAGACAATAAGATTAGAGCAAGCACCAATGGTTATATCACCTGGTAACGCTCCCAAGAAAGGATAATGGAAAAGAAAGAAGTGAAATGGGGTAGATGGTTCGCCTTGGGATTAGGTGGACTCATTGGATTATCTCACATTGGTATGATAGGTTCTTTATCAAATCGTCAAAGTAAATTACCAAGCATCAACCTACCAGTTGGTCCTTATACATCATATGAAGCAGAAGTCGGACATAATGGATATAAGATAAGTTATAAAGCAAACGATCCAAAAGTAATGCGTGTGGAAAGGGATAGTAATACTAAGGGTGGCTTTCTTGGATTGGCTAATAACAAAGTTAAAGTCACTGAGCAGTACACGATGGACGGTTCAGTTCACACAAAACCCAATAGTTCATCAACAACAATCGCAAACGGAAAATCCGAAGCATGCATCAAAGCAATCGGAGGTGCAGAAGGAACAGGAAGACTCGTCGGTTCCAGTATTGGTGCTAGTGCTGCTCCTGCTCTGTCTAATATTCCCTTTGTTGGTTGGGTTGCTGCTGGTTGGGTAACTATGTTCTCAGGTAATCAAGGTGCTGAGATTGGTGGTCAAATGGCAGAAGATCTAAACAAAGATTGTTAGTGTGTAAACCGACATAATATTGCGTATTTTTACTTAGTGCATTATAATAAATAATAATGTACTGGAGTTGAAACTATCATGTCCCATTACACACTAGGTTGGCACGATCAAGCCAATGAACACCACGAGATTGGTGAATATGCAGATGACGCATTTGAAGCAGTAAAACACGCAAGAGAGGATGTGCCCTATCTACAGGCACATCCTTTTTCTTTGGATTCTATTATTAAAGAAGATGAAAAAACTTAACTCATGGGTCTTGGATACAACTGTCTATATCCTTGACTTTCTATACAGAGGTAGAGATTTTCAAAGATTTTGGGTTCTTGAGGTAATTGCAAGAGCACCTTACTTTGCGTTCATTTCCGTACT